GCCTTGCTTACTTTGCGATCAAATAATCCCATCCCTAGAGCATGACACACTTGGCGCGTTTATGGTGGCAACCGCTCGGAGGCGTTTCCGATCCCGACGAAAGGTAGGGCTCACGAACGGCTGCCGAGAGGATGCTAGTTCGGGACGATGACTAGTGAAGGCTTTTGGGTAACGCGGTTTTGTGAGGCCAAGGTTGCCGACCAGATTAGGGTGCGGCACAACTCGATCGGGCCGGGTGACTTTTGGGATGAGACGGCTATTGAGCCTTGGGTGCGGACGAGGACGGCGCGTTGGACGTGTTCGGAGAGCATGGCTTCGCCCGTGTGTACAAGCCGCATTTCGTGGATCATGTTTTTGACGACTGGCGTGTATTTGAGAATCTCGCCGTATCCGACGACTATTCGCCGGCGGTCAAATGTCGCGGATTGGACTAGCACGTCGATCGTCGGGGAGAACGCAAACTTGACGGCGGGATCTTTGGCAATTTCGGCTAGGTGCTCCAGTAGTTCTTTTTGTGTCTCGGCCGTAAACGCCACGGAGTTGACAACGCGGCCATCGCCTAGAGAAACGGATCGGGTGGCGAAGTATCGGGTGTCATCCATTGAGGCTTCTACGGCGACGACTCCGCCGGAAGGGACTACTCCGTCGTACAGTAACTCGGGCCATAGGCCGTGTGGGATCCAAGAGTTTGCGGACGCAACCCACATGTTTAGTGAGCCGCGCAAGAAGAGTGCTCGATCTGGGCCTTCTGATTCTTGGCGCAAAGTCTCGATTGTTAAGAAGTGTCCGATCGCTGGGTTGCCCCAATACCACGACGCCTCATGCAGCGGATCTAACGATGGCTCGGGCGACCATTCGGCAAAGTAGAACGACGAAGGCTTCTTAAGGTCAATGAGGCGAAGCGCGTTCTCTCGGTGACGGATAAACAACTTGGACGCCTCCGTGCCGGCCGTGCTGAACATGGCCGTTAAAGGCGAGCGCCGAGCGCGTTGAGCCGGCAAGAGTCCTGCTTCTACTTCGTCGGAGACGTCAAACAATTCGTCGATAATTGCCAAGTCAATTGTCATGCCGTGACCGACTGACGGCCGCGCTGCTTTGACATACCATTTAGAGCCGTCTGGCATTGTCGCCTGATAGCGGCCGTAGGACATAATGACCTTGGCTCCGCAACGCTTTTCTAGGATTGGGGCGATCTCTTCAAAGAGCATGCAAGCAAGATCGAGACGGTGCGAGAGTGAGACAACTGTTTGTCGCTGGCCACGGATCTTTGGCATCTCAATTAGCCAGAAGAGAATAAGCGCTTGGATGACTGTTGTTTTTCCGTTCTGTCTGGCCACGGACACAAGGCTTGATCGATGCACGAGATCCTGATCGGCATTGAAGGTAAGCATCTGATCCAATACGTGCATCTGCCAAGGCAGCATTGTTAAGCCGAGAAGCTCCTGGGCTATGTCCCCCACAATTGCCGCCCACGATCCGACACCGTCAGGGCTGATCGTTTCCAGTCTCGGCCGGTCGTGCGCGATCGCCGCTGGTTCGGGCTGGTTGCCGCCGTTCTTGGTAAAGAGTTGGATGGGGCTCGGGGGCGTTTCACTTCTGTATAAAAAACCATTTTGTGTCGCATTTCGTTTTTGTATTCGCATTGCGTCGTTTTTGTTTTTGTATGTTGCTCCGCGTGATGAGTTGCATGGCTTACAAGCCGGCACAAGTCCATCGGCTATCGAGCCACCAGCATCGTGCTCAACGAGGTGATCGGCCTCCGTTGCCACGTTCTTCTGGCACCAATGGCACAATGGTTCATCGCGTAAGAGTTGATGCCTTGCGTCTTTGTATGCCTTGGTGTCGTACTCGGAGCGTTTGCGTGTCATGCTCCCGCGCCTTCGGCTTGGGCTAGCGCGGCGCAAGCGCCTTGCTGTCGCGAGTAGTAGTAGTTCATCATGTCGGGCTCGAGTCTGTTGAGTTGGGTTTGTTAACGGTATGTGATGCCGGCACGGTAAAGCCTAATGCGGTAATGCTCACCCACGGGATGCACTCACTCCGTACCCTTGCACTACCTAGCCGATTATGTTGACGGCTCGCTTCGTCGCTTTGCCTAATTCATTTCGTGTTGCATGTTTCAGGACGCGACGATCTACCCACGCTTTCCGTGTGTTACCCGATCACCTTGCGACGGTGTAGGTCGTGAGACTTATGAAGTTTGTAGTTTTAGATAGTTAGCAATAAAATCGAGATCCGCTGGACGCCACACCCATACGACGGCGCCTTGTTCAAGCGTTGTAATCCATCGTGATTGAAGCGGTGAGACTCGGCCTTTATCGCTTTTGAGTTCTGCGAATATAACACGCCCTTTAGGGTGCGCTAGGACTAGGTCAGGGAAGCCGTGATCACCTAGTTCATGTGTAGCCCAGACGCCGCGTTTGTTCATAGCCGGCATCGGATGATGCACAAGCCATCCGTGCATCTTGGCAAGATTGATCACGATCTTCTGGAAGTCTGACTCGGTCATCGTCGGGCCTGTTCAATAAGTACGTCACGCTGCAAAGTGAGCCATGTGATCTGTAATTTGAGTTCGTCTATGCCAATAAGTAGGTCTTGAATCTGATAATGCTGATCCCTGAGACGTGCCGCATACAAGTCGGAAGCATCAAACTTCATCACTTAAGACGATCGATCACAGTTGAGGCTTGTGCTCCTGTGAGCGTCTCTAGGACCACGTCCTGAACTCCGAGCGTCCCGTGGATGAACTCCAATAGATCGAGATCGTTTAGTTCTTTGCCACGTGCCAAAGCTTTTAAGAAGCCAATTTGTTTAGGTGTAGCGAATTGCCCAGACGAGGAGGCGTGGGTCTCATCCTTTGAGGGACTCCCCGTCCGGGACACTTTGGACATCTCTTCGCGTGACGGCCGTTTACCGTGTGTCGCGTAGCCGGCATTGGCTAGAGCGCGGCCGATGCTCGATGTCTCACAATTCTCAATATGCGCGGTCTTATTGACTGGCGATGAGCCACGGATCTCTTCTGCGTACCCTGTCGCCTTGGGCCATGTGTCAATAAACTCAAAGAACACTTCGGCACGAAAGATTACTTGATCTCCGTCTTGCGCGATGAGCGATGTGGCGATGCGGCCGTTTGGGTGATCTGCCCAGAATCGGATTAGGCGATCTTCTACTGTTTCGTAGTTGCTTAAATCGAATGCCATGTCGGGTGTCCTTTAGTCGGTATGAGTAAGCGAATTGTACACATTGAACGCCGCGCGAAGTTGATCCTCAGTCTGGAACGTGCGCGTCTCTAAGAACACTTCTACGGCTTTGGCGAGATCGTCTATCGCTGCTTTTTTGACGCTTGAGCGTGTGATTGCTGGGAAATCAAGTCGCATGGCGGCGCCGTGTTCGTCGCGGTAGCCGTAGTGCATGTAGATCTGTGAGCCGTTGCGTTCTCGTTTAAGAGCAAATACCCATCCGTCTTTATGCAGCGCTGAGAGTGCGCCTGAGATCTGGCCGTGATGAAGCCCTAGTTTGCCTGCTAATTCTTTCCACGTGTAGCCGACTTTGCAACCTTGCAGCGCTTCCAGTATTTGCTTTTGACGTGATGCCGTGACGCCTGATGCGTCTTCGGACATTGCGCGAGCCTTAGAAGTTTCTGAGCCGGCAACGTGGCCTGAATGTCCGTTGTATGGGAGCGATGGGTGGAATAGGTCGGTCATGAGTGCGCCTCCAATGCTTGGATTGCTTTGTCAAGTGTTGTGATGTCGTAGAGCGGCATCGGTACTTCTAATGTGAGCGAGTTGCGTAGTGCGCGTACTCGTCGGATGAGATCGGCGTGTGGATTTGGGATAATGATTTCGTCAATGAATGCAAATAGTTGTTTTCGCATTTCTTCGCTGATGCCGCTTTCGGGATAGGGCGCTTCGTTCACTTTGCAGTCCTCCAAGGATTCCAACCTGAGTTTAGGTATATCGCATGGGTAGCACGAAGTGCGATCGTGGCGTTGAACAGGTCGGAGCATTCTTCCAAGATGCCTTTTTCTTGTAGCCATCCGATGGGCCATTGGGAGTTTGGTAGGCACCAGAAGCCGTTAATTTGGGTGAGGCCGTATGAGCCGCCGTTCGGGTCGTCAGGGTTGAATGCATGGGCTAGGCAACGCGACTCACGATGTAACACAAGTTCAAGCGTGGCCAATTGGTCGGCTGGGAAGCCAAGATCAAGGGCTAGTTGCAGGGCGTCGTCGCACGTGGCGATCGTCGTAATTGTGGTGGTCGTAATAGGGACTGATGCCGGCACGACAACCTCCACGGGTGGCATCTCAGAAGGCTCTGGGAGGCTTTTAGCAACGCCTAGGAACGCCGTTAGTGCCCATAGGCTACCGATGACGCTGATGATGATTTGTGGGGCTGTAATCATTGTTTCTCCAATTCGTAGGGTGGGCTCCATGAGTCGCCCGTGGCTGTCCTA